ACATCGATGCAGCAAGCACTGCAGAGTTTGTCTTGCGTTCTAATGGAACTGCATTCGTTCCTGCTAGATTGTCTTATAATGATCTATCAGATACCCCCACAATTCCTGCAGCACAGCAACCGTCAGACTGGTTAGCAACAGAAGGTGCTACTCGAATCATCAATAAACCACTGCTTGCTGACGTAGCAACTAGTGGTTCTTACGGAGACCTAACAGGAGCTCCAACTATTCCTGCTGCTCAGGTAAGTTCTGACTGGACTGCTACCACTGGAGTCGCTCAGATTCTCAATAAACCCACTCTGGGTACTGTTGCTACATCAAACAGTTATAACGACCTAGACAACCTGCCATCGTTGTTCTCAGGTGCTTATGCTGATCTGACTGGTAAACCCGTTCTTGCCAATGTTGCTACTAGTGGTTCTTGGAATGATCTAAACGATAAACCATCAATTTTCTCTGGTTCTTGGAATGACCTTGCTGATAAACCAACGGTCCCTAGCGACATTCAAGATCTTGCAAATGTAACCATCACAACTCCTACATCAGGTCAGGTTCTGAAGTGGAGTGGTACTGCATGGGTTAATGACACTGACCAATCTGGTGGCGGTAGTGGTAGTGGTCTCCAGTCCAGAGGTACATTCTCTGCAACCACGTCTTCACTTGCTTCTGGATCATCAGAAAACCTAACTATTATTGGATATAAGTCCTACGGTCTTCTCAACATTGAAGTTAATGGTGCTGCATGGGTTACCATTTACACAGACACTGGTAGCAGACTTAGCGATGCAACTAGAGCAGAAACTGACGATCCATTGCCAGGCAGCGGTGTTATTGCTGAGTTGATTACGACTGGTTCTCAGTCTCAGATTATGACTCCAGCAACTATTGGATTCAATAATGATATTACTCCAAGCACAAACATTTATCTCAAAGTAGTTAACAAAGCAGCAAGTTCTGCAGCAATTACCGTCACCTTAACCGTTATTCAGTTAGAATCATGATGCAAGAATTCATCGTAACTCTCCATAATTATGATGACCTAGAAGATTTTTACAATGACATGGAGACCCCTGGCGGTAATCTTTACATTCCCGACAGAGAGGTCTCTTGTTCTGTAAGGAGATCTATCAGTAGGAACACTCATTATATGCTGACTGAAGAGGAAGCAGAAGAGGTTAGAAGTGATCCTAGGGTGTTGTCGTGTGAACACGTTCCTAGAGATTTGGGATTGACCCCTAGTCCTGCATGGACTCAGACAGGAGATTTTGAAAAAAGTGCAACTATTGACTCGGATGATAAAAACTGGGGTCTACCAAGTGTCATTCAAGGATCCAACCAAGCAAACTGGGGTACTAACGGATCGTTTACCGAGTATAATGCAACAATTTCATGTAATGGTTCTGGAAAGAACGTAGACGTTGTTATTGTTGATGCACATATCAACCCAGACCATCCAGAGTTTGCCGTCAATGTAGACGGTACAGGAGGGTCTAGAGTAGTTGAGTATGATTGGTTCCAACATAGTTCAGGTCTAGGAATTAGCACCACAGGTTCTTATGACTATGATTACCCCTTCACAAGTCATCACGGAACACACGTTGCTGGTACATGTGTAGGTAATACCCAAGGTTGGGCACGAGATGCCAACATTTACAATATTGAATTTGCATATCCTGCTAGTAATGCACCTACAGGAGACTGGGCGTTGTATATATTTGACTATATTAGAGCATGGCACAACAGTAAACCAATCAATTCAACAACTGGGGTAAGAAATCCTACAATTGTTAATAATAGTTGGGGTTATTCTATTCAGCAAATTTTCTTGTCATCTATCAACTCTGTTGGTTATAGAGGAAGCGTTGTAAACCTCACAACTCTTAATGATGCAGACAAAAAGACTGCACTTGAGCAGAACGGTGTTCCTGTTCCATTCAATACTTTCTTGAGTTATGTTCCTGGAAGAGTTGCTGCTCTAGAAGCGGATATGAACGATGCTATCGCTGATGGTATTATTCTGGTTGGATCTGCAGGGAATTCTTATTGGCAGATTGCAAACCCATCTGATAACGATTACAACCAAAACTACGTTAGTGTTAGCGGTATTGGTAATGTTTACCACATGCGTGGTTCTTCACCTGGTGCAGATACTAATGTAATTTGTGTTGGTAGCATTGGTACTACTACTGATGAGTATAAATCAAACTTCAGTAATTATGGACCTAGAGTTGATGTGTGGGCACCTGGATCTAGTATTGTGTCCGCTGTGTATAACAGTGGAGCAGCATCGGAATTTGGTATCACACTAGTTGATGATCCTAGAGATTCAAACTACAAACTAGGTTCTATTGACGGAACTAGTATGGCATCACCGCAAGTGTGTGGTTATCTTGCATGTCTTCTTGAATCACAACCAACATTGAATCAGGCAGATGCTGTTGCTTGGATTGAACAATCCACAACTAAGAATCGAGTAGGTTCATCTGGTGGTGGTTTTGGAGACTACACTTCTCTTGGTTCAGGATCTAATAACAGATACCTGTATTTCTATAAGATCCGTCAAGATGATGGTCAAGCATATCCAACCGCTCAGTATAAATATAGACGTGATAGTGGTTTTGTATATCCTAGACCTAGGATTCGTAGAACCTAATAAATACCTAAAAATACCAAAATGGCAGTAGTACCTGGATCTGGCGCAGTTATTAGACCTGTCTTCAATGATGAGTTCGGTGTTGACTCAGTTATCGTTGAAGATGGAGGATCTGGTTATGTTGCATCGTCTCCTCCGACCTTGATCGTATCTGATTGCGGTCAACCAATTCGAGATGCTCGATTAGATCCTGTCATTGATGACAGTGGAAAAATTGTTGCTGTAAAAGTAGTAGACCCTGGTGAAGGGTATAATCCTTTGAGGATTACTCTTACACCAAGTATTCCTGAAGGTGGAGAAGAACCTGTTCCTGCTAAAGGTGAAGTTGTTCTGAGAGATGATGGAACTGTTGATTATATTAAAGTTCTTCAACCTGGAGACAATCAATTTTATGATGTTTCTGGAGTTATTGAAGGTGGAGAAGGTACTGGTGCTACTACAGCAGTTGTTTCAAAAACAGTCACTGGTCTTGCTATTCTAAAAGAAGGTACTGGATACGAAGAACCTCCAACATTGACAATTGATGGTGGTGGCGGTGCTGGTGCTGCAGGTGTTGCTGAAGTTGACCTTGAAGGTATTGTTGATGGTTTTACAATCAGTGATGCTGGTCAATTTTACCTAACTGCTCCATATGTTCTACTTGTAGGTGGTGGTGGACTAGGTGCAAAAGCACGAGCAGAGATTGATCAAGGAAGACTAACCAGGATTATTGTTGATAACCCAGGTAGAGGTTATACTAGTGCTCCTAGAGTTGTCTTTGCTAGAAACGTAAAACTAAAGAAAGTCTCTAGAAATAGACAATCATTTAACTCAGAGTTCTATAATATTGCAGGGATCACCAAAAACGTTGCTAGAGATGATACCTCAGTGTATGTATCTTCGACGGATCCTTATCCAGGTTCAGGTGTATTCCTTTTGGAGAAGGAACTTATTCGTTATACAGGAAAAAATGATAATGCTCTAACTGGTTGTACGAGAGGTATTAATTTTAGATACGATCAACGTGTAATTGTTGACGATCTTCAAGTTGATGAAAATGGCATATCAACTTACGAGTTTAACATCGGAGACCGTGTTATCCGTGCCATTGAAAGTGCATCTAGTAAGATTGCTATTGTATACGACTGGAAACCTGAGACAAGAGAACTATTTGTTGTTTTCCAAGTTGATGAACTAGCATTTATTGATGCAGGTTCACCTGCTGAGAAGACAAATATTGTTTTTGATGCTGGTCTAGCAGATTCAAGTAATTCAATTGAGTTTCCACATACCATTGTTGATAGAGTTGGAGACATCCTGTTTCAGTTGACAGAACCTCCATCTTTTGAAGTAGACAGAGGATTTGAAGACGATGATGAACTCAATGGTGATGGTGATGGTCTACCAGACCTCATTAATACTGGAACATCATTTGAGAATCAGATCAATCTTGATGGTGGTAAAGCATCGACTCTATATGGTATTGAAGAGACTGTTGGTGGTCAAAACACCACTCTATTCCAAATTGGCGATACCATCAAAGATTCAAGTCTCCCCGCAAAATCATCTACAATCTTTGACGCAAGTCAATTGAGTGAGGGTGTTGACCATGCTGCAACTATTACTATCAAAATGGATGATAGAAATTCTTCCTACTTCAACAGCATCAATTATATTGTTGGAGAAACTGTAACAGGAACTAATTCTAGTATTCAAGCAACTGTCCTTGCATGGAATACAGATACTAGAGAATTGCAAGTTGGTGCAGTTGTTCCATATGACACTGGAGATCCCCTGATTGGTGAATTGTATGAATTTTCAGACAAAGGAACTATCATAGATATTAGAGTTCAGGAGATTGGTAATAACTATTCTTCTGCACCTACGGTAAATATTGGTACAACAGGAGTTCTTGCAGGAACTGCAACTGCTGTTCTACTTGCTGACCAGGTTAACGACATTACTGTTGATAATGGTGGTTATGGATACCCAAGTCCTCCATCTATTAGTTTTAGTGGTGGAGGTGGATCTGGAGCGATTGCTGAAGCAATTCTTGGGGGTGAAAAACTAACTGGAAGCACTTCTGGTGCTAGTTGGAGAATACGATCAATTAAATACGATGTTGAAATTAGAGACGACGTATTCTAAGGGTATAAATAAACATATAATATAAAAACCTACAGGGAAAGATATGTCGGCGCTGCTTACTGATCAATTCAGGATTTATTCTGCCAAGAAGTTTATCTCCTCCCTAGAAGGACCCGATGCTGAGGCAAGTGACCTCGTGGCAGGTACTTCTAGAGATAGATTGTACGTCTTTATTGGTAGACCACAAACATGGGAATCTGATAACGATCCACCATCACCCGTAGATAGTTTTTCACAATATAGTGAACTATACGATGATATGATCTCCTTGAAGCGTGTTCTTGCAAACGACACGATTCAGGTTGTTCGTCGTATTGACTGGACTCCCCCAGAAAAGACCACTGGTGGTTTGGGTTTCATCTATGACATGTATCGTCATGACTATTCACCAACTAAAACTGCTGCATCTGGTTCTACCAGACTGTATGATGCAGACTTCTATGTTGTAAATTCATCTTATCAGGTATATAAGTGCATTTACAATGGCACCTCTCCCTCTGACCCCAACGGTAAACCTTCAACTGTTGAACCAACTGGTACATCAACTTCAATCGTAACCACCGCCGACGGCTATCGCTGGAAGTTTATGTACACGATTCCTGTTGCACAGGTTCTTAAGTTTTTCTCTTCTGAGTATATCCCTGTACTTACTGATGATGCTATCAAGAGAAATGCTGTTCCTGGTGAAATTGATACCGTTGTAATTACAGCAGCAGGTACTGGATATAACAACGGTGCATTTGATAATGTTCCCATCAATGGTGATGGTTCTGGTGGTCGTGTTTCTATCGTTGTTGATGGTGGTCGTATTGTTAATGCTACGGTGACCTCTGGTGGTACTGGTTATACCTTTGGTAAGATCGTCGTCAGTCAAGTTAATGGTATCGGTACTGGTACTGGTGGTGTTATCGACGTTGTGATTCCTCCCCAGGGTGGACATGGTTTCGATCCTTCCTTTGAACTTGGTGCATACCGAGTAATGGTGAACGCTAAACTTTCTTATTCTGAGGGTTCTGGCGACTTCCCTGTTGATAATGACTATCGTCGTATTGGTCTACTTCTAAATCCATATAAGTATGGAACTGAAGAACTGACCACCGATCTAACTCTGAGTGCTACAAAAGCAGTTATTTTCCCACCATCGTTCCAAGGTAATTTTGTCCCTGATGAAATTATCACCCAACAAAGAACTGTTGGTGGTACAACTATTACAGCAAGGGGTAGAGTTATTTCTTGGAACTCTACTACAAAGGTTCTTAAATATTATCAGAACAACGTTGACGGTATTTTTCCAGAAATTACTGGTTCGTTGAGTGATTTTAGTGGAAGTAATGTAATCACTGGTGCATCTTCTGGTGCTACAGCAGAACCCGATATTAACTTCCCCGCTA